AGTAATTCTTCCTCATCTGATGGTGTTGCAGCAGTTATCATATCAGTATTTCTTGAATAAGATGCACTGACAGATTCCAAGCTTCTTCCATCATTACTGTCTCCACCTTGCTCTGTTGAAGGAATGGCATCACCTCTTGATATCTCAATTGGAACATCTTCAAGTTGTCGTGTTTCCCTCTTAGGAGAGTTCGTATCCACCTCTCTAACTTCATCATGATCAGTGTCCTCCTGGACTTGGGATCCATATTCAGTATCTGGGATGCCTCTGGAGAATCCTCCAATGCCCATAGCCTCAGCTCCACTATCTGTGCTGCCTCCTCTCCTATTTCCTCCCTGTACAACCTCCTGATCAACATCTCCACCTTCTGCTTCTGTGGTATATTTGTGTGATGTCCTAGACCATCTATTTTTGTCAATTGATCTACTATCTTTCTTGTAGGATTCCGCTGTTTGGAACCTTGTATAGGGGATTGTTGCGCTGAGGTCTGCTTCTCCGTTTCCAGCTCTATTTTCACTGGTTGTGTTTTCTTGGGTATCACTGCTGAGTATGAATTCAATAATGTCGAGCGCCGAGGAGATGTTAGCTGATCTGTCTCCTGTTCCCTCTTCCCAAGAATCCATGATTTTATTGTCTTCAGCATTGTTGTCCATTGGTTTCTCCTTTGATGAGAGGCAACTTGGCTTTGTCCTGAGCTTTCAGTTGTCCTTTCTGGTAGAATCCTTTGATCCTAAGTTTTTCTTACTTAGTGTTTGGCGAAAATATCCTGTTTGTACGTTTAGTTATCTCCAAATGCACTGAACAAGTCATCTATCTCTGTTCGGTCTGTCTCCTGTGGCCTCCCAGTTAGCGTGGGCTCACCCTGCTCCCTCTTTTCTCTTAGTCTCCTGTTGAGCCTCTCTCTGATGTTTTCTTGTTCGGTCTTTATGTTGTTTATTTGTGCTGTTGATTCGTCTTGATTCTTGCTGTCTTGTCCACTTGGCCATGCGTAGGAGACAAGAGATGATGGTGCTTCATTGTTCTGATTTTGATCATTATTGAGATCGGTTTGATCCGCTTCTTCATCGATTGCCATTTCTATCGCTGAACCACCTGTTGGCTTTTGGAAGGCTGTATCAGAATTGCTTATTCTCTGTATATGCATCTTTAGACTCTGTTTAGCTTCTTGTGTTACGCCCAGTTCGTCTTCTAAGATTGAACTCATTTGTGACTCGGCATCACGTGCTACAGCTTGTCCTAATTGAAACATTTCAATATCTAGGTATGATCTCCCTGTCACATACTGCTGCATAGCTTTATTCTGTACAACTGCTACACCCATGGCATAGCTCCATAATGCAGGATAATTACCTGGTGCGAATTCACCATGTACTGGGTCTCTTAGGATACATATGAATGGTGCACGTGGCCCTTTTGATAGATATAGCTCCATTAATGCTTTTAATCTATTTATATCTGGTCTAAGACTAGATAAGGTTAGGGCTGCCATTCTGGTTTCGATTCCATATCTGATAGTGTTGAAGAAAGAAGCAAGACCGGCATCTCTAATATAGTTCCCAACAATCTGTATGTTCTTTTCAATTGTTGTCAAATCATTTCTACCTGTGTTCATTGTTATTAATGTCTCCACCATGAGTGTCACTAGACTTTGCTGAGATCTCATGATTGATCCGATCTGTTCTACTGCTTCTCCACTGAGGACCAGACTGGATTTGACAGTTCCATCCTGTCTAAAGGCTTCCAACCTTGTAAAGAACCCTTTTCTTAATCCTGATATACTTGTGATTGCCTTGACAAGCACTATCCAGACTTGTACAATAAGAGCTCCCAGACATGACTGATACCCAAAGGTATGTACAAGATCTTCAATGTTTGCTGCACCTCGGCTATTTTGCAACATATTATCTTGATCATATTCGAGATCACTCCCAAAGATCCAATCAGTGGTCTTCTCATATACCATTTCTCTAGTTTTGACAATTAACCCTCCATATTTTTGTCTTCCTGGATCCTTTTCTATCATATATATCACATATCTAACATCTGCATTACTACCATTCGCGGTCAGGTACAATTCTGGATTGGCATAAGCCATTGACAGTAACGATACTAGAAACCCAGCTCGCTGTGCATGTTGCTTTTCATTGTCCAATGAATGGGATAAAAAAAGCAAGGCTATTGCCATCTTATCATTGTCATCTGTTATTGATGGACCAAGCACAAATATAGATACAGTGCTCTTCTGCCCAGGGATTACCGCCCCTCCAGCTGACTTTGTTATGTTCTCTTGCCTCCGTGCACTAAAAGTGTCAAATGAGCTCAACATTTTCCTGGTTTTTGGATCTCTTTCCCCTTACCTTGTGG